CTGTTTCATCTTTGAACCCAATACCTTCTAACAAGTAAGTATTGTCAGGAGTAAAGGTGTTGAAAGGTGCGAGCTGATTTTTCAAGGGTTCCTCAACCTCGACAGTCGTGCCCGTTACCCCGACAATGACGACCTCTTGACTGTAAACTGTCCAGTTCTCTTTTCTTACGATTGCGAGATTCCCTACCGTAAGAAGGGAGGCATCAGAAAGCGAAACATCAAACTCTGTTGTGCTCGTGCCGGTGACAATTTCTACCGAAGGCGTGATGTAAGTATAAAGCGCTTTATATTGCGAGTTTTCATTTGGATTCGTACTGGTCGGATAATTCGCAATCTCAACGATATATCCGCTCGCAGGCGTAAACGGTAAAGCGGGGGAGATATCCAGTCCCGTCGGGTCAAATACGTTCGCACCAACAATCACTGATGATCCAGTCACTGCGTAATCCGGCGAATGAACCACGCAAGGAAGACCGTAATAAGGTTGCCATTTGGCTTGTTCGAGATTGATCTGCGTTTGCCCATAAGAAGGCGTGAGACGCAATAGCGTCGAAGTATTACCGTCTCCCAGTATGGTAGATGGACTAATGAGACCGAATCTTGAATCCTGACTGAAACCTAGGCCGCCCAGAAGCTTAAGCTTCACGTTTCCGCCCATGATATTGTACTGACGATCGATGACCTCAAACAATTGTGAACCGATATTCCGTTCACCTGTCTGGAAATTCATGATCTTGAGATTACCGTTGTCGTTCAAAAGCACGATATCTGAAACTTCAATCAGACTGCCCGCCGACCAATTACAAGTCAGCTCAATCATGAGTGCCACAGATTTATAACGATTCAGGAGAGCTCGTCCGCGGATATTGGCGACCGATCCTGCTCCGAACCGTGAACGTAATCCCTTGGCTTGGATCGGAAGAGTCGAGACCTGATTGAACTGGTTCAGAGACTGGGTATCAATGAAATACTGAATCGATGCAAATGCTCCACGGTTGTAATCATAATCATAGGTATAACTAATAGTATTATAGAACCCTCGGCTATTAGTAGCGCGAAGGACGTGAATCTTGTCTGGATCAATCACGTTGTTCACATTCAGTTCTACCAGTTTACCCGTAATTCCGGGTAACGGAGGCTTTGTCACGCTCAAGGAAACTCTGCCATATCTTGAGATTTGATAACATCCAAAGGGTAAGAATAAGTCGGAGCTGATGATGTCTTTGGCAAACGCAGGTGAATCATAGATAATGGCCACATCATAAAGTTCTGTCGTAAAATACGTATCACGTAGTTGTTCAAAGGTCTGAACGTCTACATCTCGCATTCGGGATTTCGTTCCCGCTGCGACCGGTAAGGTGTCGTATTTAGATCGAAACGAAACGGTGGCTGATGTCGTTTGTTCTTCGATGAAGGTTTGGTCTGTGTACACCACAGTAGTAAAGCTATTGAGTTCATCAAAACCAGTAATGAAACCAGAAAGATTATTTCCAACGTTGGTTGCTCCTGTAATCTCAAAGAAATCGCCGACTGTTAAACCTAGGTCTAAGTCTGCATCATCTACGTTTAGAACGAATGCATTTGGAACTGGATCGGGAGGAACGAAGCCAATCGCTGCAAGAGGAATTCCGGTTTCACAAAACCCATTCCATCCGCTCAAAAGTAACTTAAGGCTAACATCAATGAAGTTTGTTCCACCGTCATTCGCATCAATCCCAAACTGAATGATATTTGTGACTTCTGTATCGATGTCATGTGGCGCGGCAAGAGTACCCAGTGCACCTCGCGTCACAGCAAATTCACCTGAATTCACAATGCCCGTTGCAGCATACTCCATGATTTCTTCGTCGATCTTAATATACGTGTGAACTGTCGGATCATACATTCCATCAGGTCCAAGAATCTGCTGATAGAATCCGAACGTTGATTCGACAGGAATGCTCGTAGTTGTATCATCTATCGAGGAAGTCAAAAGAGTCGTAGGAGTATTAAAAACAGGCTGTCTCGATTTCATCGTGCCATCTGAAATCTGAAACCTAACAAGTCCCGGAGGTGTATCAAGCTGAGTGATATACCCACGATAAAGAATGACATAATCTTCGGGAAAACTCGTCTGTTGAAATCCTAGATACATCGTGACTTGTTTCGATGTCATGATTTCATCGACAACGTTACCCGGTGCAATGATGTAGGAAATCTCCCCGTTCTTATCAATCATAGAAAGATTGATCGTCCCAATGTTTCCTCGTCCTTGTTCAGGTTCAATCCTCTGCTGAATCACGAGTCCTGAATCCAATATGATGTAGGGTTTAATTCCTCCCACACCATTCGGACCACCGACCTTTTTAAGACCGCCATAGACTAATCCTGGAGCACCATAGACAAGTCCGAAGTCCCCATACCGAACTGTTTGAAATGTGTTCGATATACCAAAGACTTCTGGAACTCCTTCAATCTTGACGACAATTGCAAGCTGCTTTGACGTTTGAGCATTGAAAATGAGGTACTTGTCTGGATAATTTCCAAAGTTAGCCATTATTGATAATATTCCTCTACGATAATAACCCCACTGCCTCCAGCGCCTCCGGCATTTCCTGAACCAGACCCAGCAGTTCCAGCAGCTCCAACAGAATAACTATAAGACGAAGCAATTGATGAAATAATTACTTCAATATAACCACCGGCGCCGCCACCAGAACCTCCGTTAGTATTCGCCCCAGCAGATGCACCACCTCCGCCACCTCCGGTATTTGTACCACCAGCAAATCCAGTGCTATTAAATCCGGATGCTTGCGCACCTCCTCCAAAAAAGGAATTACCTCCAGACCCACCAACTGCGTTTACTGAAGCTGTGGCTACTCCGATTCCGGTTTCTCCTCCTCCACCTGAGACATTTACAACGGTAGTTCCACCTGCATTAATCGTATTAGTTCCACCTGCTCCACCTGCTCCGTTGGCTCCTCCAACTCCACCACCGGCAGTTAGGAAAGAACTTCCAAAGGTCGTATCTCCTCCATTGCCTCCACTGTTTGCGCCGGAGCTACTGCCTCCACCACCTCCTCCGACCATCTTAACTTTTGAATAAAGCGGTCGAGCTGGCAAAGTTGGTGTTGTGTAAGTTCCGCTTCCTGAAGTGAACCTCTGTATTGTAGGTGCTAGTTTCTCACTCGCTGCAATCGTCGCAGGTCCCGAAACTCGTTTAATAGATAAATGAGATGACGCTATGTTAGCGACGTAAGATGGAGATGTCCCGTTAGTTAAAGAGTACAACCCAATGGTATCCCCAGCTGTAAAATATCCGGTTCCGCCCACTTGTGGCGCATATTCAGTAACTGAAGTATTTGAAACTAAAATACCGCTTCTAGCTATTTCTGTAGATCCGTTTTTCTTAATAGACGCTGTAATAACGTTATTAATAGAAACTGATGCATGTCCTATATCAAGTCCACCCTCAAGCTCATACCACCCTGACACCAATATTGTGTATAATCCAGTAATTGTTGAATATGCTGCATTAGTGTCCTTTGATATCGTTCCGAAAATTACTATATTATCGGTAGCCCCTAAACTCCCTGTCGGAGTTTGAGAAAGGGCTGTCATCGCAACAACTGTCGTAGCTGCCTGCGTAGACATCTCAACTTGAGATGACCAACCTGCGATTGGAACAAAGAATTGCATGCCTAGTCCATCACCTGACGCCCATGTAAAAGGTCTCGTAGGTCCCCATGAATCCACGTCTCCATCTTGAATCACTGCAACCTGTGTAGTGCCTGCGAATAAAACGTGTGCATCTTTAAACGCCGTGCCCGTATCAATTGCGTTTACTGTGCCTAGACTTGTGTAGTTTGAACTACCACCGTTTGGAATCTTTGCTGTGTCTACGATTGCAAAACTAGGAATACCCCATCTAAAAGATCCCGTCCCAGTACCGGGAGCACCTGAAAAGGTTGTTGCAACCTGAATCTGCATCGAGTCGCCAACGCGTCTCCATCTACCCGTTGTTGTAGCGTTTGACCATGCAAGCCCGTTGCTACTTCCTACAAAATCAGGAGTGTAGCTTACCCAATCCGTTACAGGAGTTCCCTGCGTTCTGACAGGTTTACCCACTCGAACGTTATCAAACTTAAACGTCCAGGCGTTGGCGTTGGTTGTAGCGATGTGCCATATGAGCCGAAGGTTTGCAGTCGTTGTGTTAGTCTGGAATGATCCAACAAACGTTCCGACATAACCTGCGCCAGTCGTCATGACCGCTGGTTGCACGGGTAACAAAATAGAGTTTGTGACGTCGTACATGTAGACTGCGACGTCACTGAAATCTAAGCCGCCACTTGATGCAACCCAGTTGGTGCCAGGTTCATAATCAAAGGAGATTTCTACAACCTGACCCTTCATCGAGTTATCAATCGGAAAGTCATAGCTTACGCCTTGACCTTGTCGATTGGCTGCGTCTTTGGTGATCAGGTAGCTATTGCTGCGCGAGATAGGATTTGATCCAGTGACTGCAAACGTGATGTTTGGACTGCCGCCAGTTCCGTCTACAGGTGATGTGCCTGCAGCATTCGCATACGTTGCATATCCTGCTGTAGTTCCAATCTCTGCGTCATCCTCAAGAATAAAGTTCCTGAGATACTCATCTCGGTATCGAACTCCGAGCGCAGTGTTAGGATCAGCACTTAGGAACGTTCCGCTTGCTCCAACTGGAACACGTGCGTTGTCTGTATCGTAGCCGTACAAATCACCTTTGGTTGTCAGAGGGCTTGCAGTTCCTCCGCCTGAGGAGGCAATAGTAATTTCATCACCAATTTGTGTAATAGTGATGTTAGTGCCTGCGACAAGCGTAATATCACCTGTAGCAGGAGGATATCCAGAAGCCGCGATGCTTGTGACCCCCCCGACCACTGTGGACTGAAATTCGATATTGTTTCCGGTCGCAGAGATTGCCATCCCGGTCCCTGCAATCAACGTCACATCGCCTAAACTCGGGCTAAATCCTGATGCTGCAATTGAGTGAACACCCTCGTGGGAGTGATCGCCTCGTGCGGCCTCTAGTGATACGCCCGCACTAGGTGTGGCTGTCACATCAGCAGGTGTCGTATCTGAAAAGTCTACTGAGTAAAGAATGTTCTGCCCGGATTGGGAAACTACTGCGCCTGATGCGGCTTGAAATACTGCATCGCCATAAATCGCGCTATTACCGCTAGCTGCGACTGAATGAATCCCTTCATGGGAATGGTCGCCCCGAGCTAGTTCAAGCGAAACGCCCGCACTAGGTGTAGCTGTAACAGGTTCTGGGGTTGTGTCGTAATGGTCTGCGAAGAACTGAATATCCTGTCCGGTTTGAGTAGCGACTACGCCTGATGCGGCGCTTACTGTCACATCGCCATAAAGGGCTGTATCTCCGAATTTGGAGAAACTATGGATACCCTGGTGTGCGTGGTCAGAACGAGCGGCTCGGTCTGAAACACCAGGGTTTCCCGTTGCAGCAACGTCTTGAGGATAGTCGTCAGAGAGTGATCCTGTAAAGATAAGATTCTGACCTGATTGAAATACGCTCACACCGCCTGAAGCAGATACAACCACTTCACCAAAAAGCGGTGGTGAAAAGCCTGATGCTGCAATAGACTTCACTGTCCTAAATTCTAGATCAGCATAGGTCGGCTCATAGACTGGTGTATCAACCAAAGGTTCAAAGAGTTCTTTGTAATACCAAAGAATGTTGGTTGATCCCGTGAAGGAATATGGAGTTTCGACACCAAAGACAAGCGAGTAAAAAGAAAGAGTCCAGGTACCTAATGATTCGGTAAGTCTTGCGTATACAAGATTACCGGATGAATCGACAAATGAATCTGTCAGAGGTGACGCCTGTCCATTGGCTATGAACACTTTATTATAAGGCGCAGTTACCACAATCCCTGGATCAGTGATTCCAGTCGATGCAGTTTCTCCAGTTAATTGAGTCGTGACGTTCCAAGTATTTCCGGTGACAGCAGTGAGAGTTGTCCCTTGAACTGTAATTTGGAGGAGTGGAACATCTGTGATGTATTGCCCAGAAATCGGGGGGGCATCACCCGCTGCTCCAGTATGTTGGTGGCCAGTAACTGGATGGAACTTATCAGCGAGGTCAGTCAGAGCCGTCTCGTGTGAATCGCCATCAGTAATCGTGTTAGCCGGTGCGTTGTAAACTGTACCTGTGGTGCTTTCGCTCGCGCCCGTTGCGTCGTAAAGTTTATTCACCGCGGCTTGGATGTCATCAATGCTTGAGCCAGATAATGCTCGTGCGAATGACAGTTTATTTGCCATCGTGTCATCTTGGTTTTTATTGATGAATGCTGGGTTTGTTATTGCTGCTGAGACTGGTTGTCCATCGAGTACGCCCACGGTTTACGCTCCTACCACGAATGTTGATGTATCAGGAGTAATCCTAAAGACTAACGCTCCTGTTGTATAGTGATTGGGAAAAGCTGGCAACATCTCCGGCATTTTCCAGCCAAGTCCTTGATCGTTTGCAATTGTCTTTTCTAACGTGCAAGTAAAGAATCGAGTCGGATTAGAAATCTCCGGAGTAAAATCAAAAGGCTTTTGTGCTTGAGACCAAGTAAAAAAATCAGCCCATTGCGTTAATCGACTCTTAAGCTCATATTTAAATTCGACTTCAATGAACTGCTGAATATTGAAGGTGACGGCTTCCTTAAGTCCCGACGCAGATATGTTGACAGAACCGAACACTTTGGCGCCGTTGAAATCATCCAAATAGTTGTAACCAATATAGTCGGGGATAAGGATAGAACCAGTACTTGACGAACCGGTATATGAAGTAGATCCCGTGTAGTCTGCTTGTAAGAAGCCCATAAGCGTCGCACAAGATGTATTAGTATTGGGACCCGTTCCGAGAAGTAGATCCAAGTAACTTCCATTCGTCGCAATAGTAATTCTATTTTGTGTCCCACCCAGTACATTGCGAGCCACTGTAACAGTATAGATATTGACTGGGTCAAGACTTTGTATTTGAAATGCGATTTCTTGAGCTAAAGTAGCAGGAGAATAAAACCCAACATCGAGTACTGCAGTGAGAGTGTCACCGCCGAGTTCATTCACAAAATCCAAATTCTGATTGAGTGTCGTGACTTCGATTTTGTAATTGAATAAGCTTTTTGCTGATAACGCCACGTTACGCCCCTATCTGGTTATAAGCAAACCCGGTTGCATCTGTTTCTTGTCGCATCAAATCCATGAGCATGCGTTTTGTCTGATCGGTCTCAAGATAGTTTCCAGCGATATTTACTTGCACAGTCTTTTGCGCACGTTGCTCTCGCTCCATTTGTGGAATGGGTTCACCAATCGCTTCAGCTTTTGTTTCTTGTGAGCTTACGGCCGCACTCGATACCGGTTCAAGTCTAGGAGCTGAACCCGATGCCACTGCTTGCGGTGATGCGCCTACGCCAGTGGACGGTGCTCCACCACTGCCTGCAAGAGATTTGAGTGCACCCCCTAATGCCAAAAGGCCCGATCCTGCTGCTATCCCTAAAGGGTTAGGTGGCCATATACTTGACAGAAGCAAGATCGAACCTTCAGCAATTGCTCGGTCACCGAGCATCCCTAGGAAAACACCTTTCAAAGCATCTGCAGTCGCTTCACCGATATTCTTCCCTTGAGCCATTTGAGCGCCCATATTGGTGAAAGCTGCTGTGGCATTCGAAGAAAGAGAGTTCCACATCTCATTGCCGCGTTTGCCGAAATCTTGTTGTTCAAGTTTCATCTTCGCAGAGTTCGCTATGAACGCGCGAGAAATTCCCTCAAACGTTTTATTTGAATTTGCAACATATTGTTGAAGTAGTTTTTGCCTAAACTTATCTGTTTCAAGTTCTAGATTCTGTAATTGCTGCTGATGGAGCCTATTCTCCATCTCAATCAATTTGTATTTCTGCTTATTATCTAGAACTAAACTTGAGCTAATTTGAGCAAGTCTTGCTTTGTGTTGCTCGTTTTGTAGCTCACGTTGCTGCAGCGATAATGCTTCAATCTGCTCAATGTTTTGGATATTATTTACTTTTTGATTAAATATATCCTGATCATATTTTTGCATTTGCTGCGTAAAAGCAGCTTGAGCTTTCTCTTGTTTATCTCTGTCGATTAAAGCAGCGTTGCTGGTTTTTTGGATATTTGCAGTGCGTTTTTCTGTTGCCTCTTCGTCTGCTTTTTCTACATCCTTAATCGATATTTCAAGCCCATTGATTTCCATTTTCTGGATTTCAATGTCTCGAGTGAGAGTCTTAATTCGTTCTGCTGTGGAACCAGGGAATAGCTTATCCCAAGCACTTGGAGCATTCTGAAGCTTATTTAAATCAGCCTGCATTTCTGCAAGCTGTGTGTTTGCACGCTCAAGCTTTGCAGATGCAGCATCAACGCCTTCGCCAAACTCAGCTGTTAAATACTTCTTAACATCTGTCGTCATCAGTTTAACGACGTTTAAGAATTCGCGAATCCCTGGCCCTATATTTTTCTCAAAGACGACAGTGAATATTTCTCCAATGTCTGAGAACGTCGTCTTCATTATCTGAAGCGTATTGGTTGCGCTCTCAGTATTTACTTGGATATTTTTGAAAGCATCCTTACCTGCATCGATTGCGGCGTTAAAGATTGCTTGGCGCTTTCCGAGTTCAGAAAGCTGATTCATCGTGACGCCTTGAGTTTCAGCGAAATCACGTTGAGCTTTTTGTAGATCTACGGTTAATCCGTAGCGCTTTAGGATTCCGACGTTACCTTCGGACAATGCTTGAGTCAGAATCTGAAAGTTCTCTGTAGCGGTACCTCCATAGACTTCGGTGGCTTTTGTCGCGATGTCCATGAGTTCCGGTAAGCGCTCAGATGATGACCCGATCTTTACCAAGGATTCATTGGCAATCTTCATGAGAGTGCCAGTATCTGCTAATCCTTTTGCAGCCTCTTCTAGGCCGGACTTAAGCTTTGCGGGAGCAATCCCTGCTTGCTTACTGAGAATCTCAAACTGTCGATTGACGCGGTCGAGTTCTTCTCCGGCTAAGGTCAAATCAATCGCTTTTTTAAAGCCTTCGAATGCTACGGTTCCGGCTGCGAGCACGGGTAGCATTTTGTCAAAAGCGCCTAGAAGACCTGCGAGGTTTGAACCTTCACCAATCTTCTTTACTTCAGCAAGCGCCTGACCACCTTTTTCCGTGAATTGCTTGATGTCTAGATCAAGTAGAAATGAGATTTTATTATCCGCCATAACCCATTCCCCTCTTGATTGATCTAAAGACACTCATGACGGCATCACGTGCTTCAGTGCTATCGGCCGCAAGGTGCATTTCGGGTGGCTTCTCCGGAAGCTTGTTCTTTCCGGCATGAATGATCGAATTATATTTGTCGCGTAACGATCGATAATAAACTAGCTGCATTTGAGGACTAATCGCGATGTCGAGTAATTCTCGATAGTGAGCTGCCTCTAGTCGTGCAGCTTGTTCAAAGAATTTATAAAAAACATTGAGAGGTAGATCTAAGACTTGGTCGTAGGTCCACTTAAAGAACTGACAAAGGAAAATAATTTTCGGAAAAAACTCGATTTTAATCGGGCTTCTATCGGCTGATTCAGGAGTTTTTTTTTTGAGATTTCTTCAGTCAAACTAGGATCGCCTGTTAACTTTCGACTGATGAGACTGAGAAGCGCATTGATTGCATCTTGAGTCATGTCCAGAATGTCTGACACGGTGATGTTATCAATCACGATCGAGATGATATCGTAGTATGCCTGCGCGAGTTCCGTGCGCTCTACTTGTTGGCCATTGGCTAATTTCAGCTCAAGGTCAACGACCTTAGAGTAAGCCAGGGAAATTTTCATTCCCTGGCCAACCTTTAGATCTTCAATGACATACGTCTTGCCCTTAAACTTAACGCCAATCTTCTCTGATTGGATTAAGTCTAGATCATGAATAATCTGTACGGGCCTGTTGTCTGCCATTGACCTGTTTCCTTAAACGTAGTTAGCAGCGACCGTGCTGATTGTAAATGTGTCATCCACAGCAAAATCAATCGCGCCGTCATTAATTAAGAATGAAATTTCGTTGTTTGGAGATGTGAATCCAATCCCTACTGTTGCAAGCCCGTATGGTCCACCAAATGAGCCATTGACGTTGAATACGCCTGCGTCAGTCTGAGCAGTAACGCATTGAAGAGTTACAGTCTCAGTCTTGGTTGTATTGGTCACTGCGATGCTCGTTACAGTTCCATCGCCAACGTTTCCGGTACCTGCGGTTGCAGCTCCGGCTGTAGCATTCACCAGGCCTACTGCAGGGTCACCATAAATCATGAACCGTGGAGGCTGAGTTGTGAAGTCTGGGTAGATGTCGAAAGTCACCTTAAGCTTCTGCTGATCGCTTGAGGAGAAATCGAGGTTTGAACTTGGCATTGCTGTAGCCAAGAAAACGTAAATATCTGTGGATTTGTCAGCATCGACTTTCGAAAGAGGATGCAAAATAAGAGGTTTTGCAAGGGCAAGCATGCTCTGACCGATTTGGGAATCGAAGTAGAACATGGTGTTTCCACCTTGAGTTACAAGCTTATGAGCAGGAAAAATGACTTTCCAGTTGGATTTAAGCTGAGTTTCATTGAGGGACGTTTCAATCGTCACCTTGAAACCTGAAACTTTATTATCAATGACCGTATCGCCAAGCTGATCAGCTTTGAGCGGTGCGAGTTTTTCTTCGATCTTTACGGACACTTTATCGGTACCGCCAAGATCCACGCCACCATAAGTGATGCGGCAAGGTGATAACTCAAAATAGCCAGGTGTTAATGTTGCAAAACTGGTTGTCATGGCACCCCCTCTATAGTTGTGCGCTTATTGTAAATTTTCGATATGATCCACGCTTAGTCTTAAACCCATTTCTTTTCGGAACAGGGCGTCTTGTGCTCGTTCTCCTACCAGGTTTACTATTGCACTAAACTCACATGAATCGACCTTCACAAAAAGCCTAAGTCCTCCATCGGAATTTGTCAAAGTAACCAAATGGAGTGATTGCATAAGTGCTGCTTGATAGCGCCATGCCTTGCGAGTCAGTAACCTTTCGAGTCTATCTTCCACGACTGCGACAACCGTGATGTCGTCTACCGCGTTAATATGGTTGCCGTCTGAAGTTTTATTCAGGATCTTCTGACCTTCAAAGATCGTGAAGATAGCAGGAGCACGATAGACGTTTGCCGTAGGATAGATGAAATATTCTTTGGGAGGTTCAGTAGTAACAATTGGGTCATCACGTTCAGTACGAACATTTGCCAAGGTCGTTGCAATCGTCGCTCTAATCTGCGCCTCAATCAGGTTAACCGCTATCTCCGCACCGTAATACGCGCCCATAATTATTTCCCTACTATGAATTTTATCAATTCGCTTTTCATGAGTTCTATGCTTTCATCCTTGAACGTCATGTAAGGTCTTACCTCTGCTACGGCTGCGGGATAGTCAAACGGCTTACCCGCAGCATTTTTACCACCTGTTTTGACAGAGATTTGCATCCCATACTTCGTGAAAAGCGCGATGTGTTTATCAGTTCCGTTAAAAGGGGAACCGCGCCCTATCACGGCTCCCCCTAGTGTTGACGTGGCAATCAACGTCTTCCGGCCCCCTCCGGGATAAGATTTAAAGGTCTTAAGCTTGTGCTCAGCATATTCCTTTTGAATAGGTTTCCACTTAGCTCCTTGGCTGGCATTTTCCGTTTGGAAACGTTCAGTCTGAAGCTTTTGATACAGCGGATAGATTCTGGCCGCCGCGGCCTTTCCGGTCTTCTCAAGCATCTCTTCGAGCTTTTTTTGAAGACCGTTTTCAGTAATCATCTTCCAGTCAATTTCTTCACGTTACCAAGCACTGAGCCTGATAGAGGTTGGAGGTTTCTTCCCTGTCTGGTGTAAAACTCCTCCCTGCATTTATTGGCTTCTTCTCTGAACTTTTCAGACATATTGATGAATGAATCAATTGGGCCATTCCCGGGCTTCTTAGGTTCATCCTCGACTCTGTACATTTCAGAAAGCCAAGTACGCCATCTCTGAGCCATCTTGAGATAAGCTTCTGATGCTGCGTATTTTAATGCGCAGGGTCTTAGGCCATTCACAATGGTTTCAACGTTATCATTGCCGATCATCCAATTAGCGGCCATCTTTAAGAATGACTCGAGCTCTGAATCTAGAAACCATTGGTTGTAGTAACTTGCTTCAACGACATCCCCGTCAATAGGAATAGACCCCGTCGGACCAATTACAAATTCTCCCGTTTGAAGATAATCAGTCGTGATGTCTGTCGCATCAAGTCTTTGGCCATTGATGTAAACGCCGAACGGTGGAGCGGCTAAGGTGAAGTCAGTAATTCGCCTAAATTCAAATGTTCTGAACGTTGCATTCACCCCATTCACTTCCCCAAAACATCTCTTGCGTGAATTATATCTATCGTTTGATCCATCGCTTAAAAGCGTTCTTAAATCTTCTACTGCGGTCGTCCAGGACATTTTAGAGCTCCCCTAACTGTTCTAACAAATGCTCAAGCGTACTGTCACTCTCGATAATGACGTGACGAATCTTGAGTTTCTTCATAACTTTGGTGCGTTCGTAAGCTCGATAAATTTCGACTTCATTCTTAGGGTAATCCACGTAAAGAGGCCCACCCACAGCGTTAGGATAGACTTTAGAGCAGAATCGAAATAAGGCCTGAGTATCCAGTGGATATGCCTCATCGGCTCCAGGAAATTTTACGTTACCCACCATTCCAGAAATATTTTGAGCGAGTTCCTCTACCGGACTCGTGAACTGACGTTTTGCTTCATAACGCTGCAGCGCACGTCTATGCGATGCCAAGCGCTGATAAGCTAAAGGCGCATCGGTTTGGCTATCTTCCGATTCATGAATTTCTGCTTTTTTTGTTTTTGATTCGGGTGCGATTATTGTTTTCTGCTTCATAGTGAACCTTTCTAGTTTGTTTTTAACAAAGAAACACCCCGAAAAGCAAAAGCCTTTCGAGGTGTCTCTGGTTCACTTTAACCCTTGAAGGAAAAAGCTGGTGATTGACGAGCCATCAATCCTCACTGGAATCAGCTTGTAACAGAGCCGTCGTTACCCTGCCAGCAGAAACGTGGGTCGATCCAGTCTCCGTTTCCGCGCATGACCAATCGGAATCGAATGATATCGCGGTTGAAGCTTTCGCCTGCGTTTGGAGCTTCTTGAATGATAGATGCGCTTTCGCGAACCTGCATTACGAAGCATGGCTTGCTGTCGTCGATCAAGTACCAAGCGTTCGAGGTAGGATCAACAACCCCGGTGTTCTTGAACATGAATCGGCTGATTGTCAGAGCTGCAATCGACTCGATTGGGTTGATCGAGAAGTTTGCGCCTGTTGCTCCTGGTGTGGAGCTAGGAACCGAAGGATAGAAAGAGCTGTTCAAAAGAATAGCTGCTGTGAATCGGTTCTGTGGGGAAATCAGAAGACGCTTAGGATCTACGTTCATGTAGAGACCAAGCAAGTTCTTTTGACCCATCAGAGCGATAAATCCATTCTTAATTCCAGTCTGATCGAGAATCGTGAAGGAAGTAGGTTTGTTAAAACCGCCGCCAACGAAAGGAGCAGAGCTAGAAGTGAAAGGATAGTTAGCTTCGTCCGAAGGTTGTGTTTCAGTATTTGGAATCACAAGTCCTGCGTAGTTAGCTTTCACGCCGCCAGTAAACTTTCCAGCAAGCTTTGCGTAAGCGATAACTTCCCAACAATACTTCGCGTATTCGCCAAGGAGTGCGCTTTGCTTTGCAAACTGTCCGGTTTGATCGTCCTCAAGCAATTCACGCTCTACAGCGTAAATCTGACCGTATTTACGGTTCTGAAGCTTGATGTCGAGTCCTGCTGCATAGCTCTCAGAAAAAAGCTCCTGCTTACCAACTTCACGCATGAAGCTGATCCCATGCAAAGGTGCATAGAGTTCAGTGTCTTTCGTGGAGTTTACAGTTGAGGTCCAGGTGTCAAAAGTTGTTGGAACGGTCTCGTAAGAGTTGTTCACCAACTGTTGAATCCCTGCACGCAAAACTTGTGTGAAAGTGGTTGCGGAATCAGCTTCGCGCAAGCAGCTTTCGACACTTGGATGGCCTAATTTCTGAGCCACTTTTTTCCAAGAAAAACGATCATCCGACACAGGAAAGGCTTTTGAATCAGCGTAGTCAACACTCTGACCAAAAACTTTCTGAGACATGCGAGCGAATGACTCACGATGCGCTTTGACTTCTTTGCTTTCCCAAAGGTTGCGGCGCATGTTGGTCTGGTTTTTCATTTGGTAACCATGAATCGGTTGATTCACAGCTACTGCTTTTCCATCTTTATTTGTCCAAGCATTGCTCTCGGACATTTTCTGAATTTCTTCTAGGTTTAACATTTTTCAAATCTCCTTAGAATTGTAGCCCTGCGCCACCGTAAACGAGACCGATCTTAACGTCGCCCTTTACACCAGAAGATGCTGGGGTAATAGCTGGACCAACGAAAATACCGATTGCGGATTCGGAACCTGGTTGTGTTGAAGTGACAGTTTGAGCATCAGTCGTAAGATAGACTTTACCGCCTGGCACGAATGCATTTCCATTGGTCAAATAGAGAGAGCATACGACACCGTAAACGGGGCCTTCCATGTCTGATGGACCAGTGGATGCGTCGACAGCAGTGCCTTGATAAGCTTGCTTAGGAAGACCGTTTACAACGGTGTTCACCGCAACGCCTAAAAAGTTGGCGCTATCGCCTGATCCCGCGACTGCTTTCAGCACATCGCTACCAGAATCATAAGCGATCAAATCGCCTTGATTGTAAGAAACAGATGAATTCAAAAGCGGAAGTGCACTGTCGAAAAGTGACTTAGCCTGTGATCCACCCCTGATGATATTGTTAATTGGAGTAGTCATTTTTATCTCCCGATGGGTTTTAGGTTAAGAGTCCAGGCAATCAGCGAAAGAAACTTTCTTTCCTTCACTGCCGCGATGGCTTTGTTTTTCTAAAAAGAATACATCGTCGGAGCCAACTTCCTCAGCGCCGGCCTTGTATGCCTTAATAAATGTGTTCCAAGTTTCGTCGATGTGCTTCTCGCTGCGAGGCTTTCCAAGGGCTTCTCGGAATAGCTTGGTGCATGCGTTGCTCTCACCTGACTTGCGAAGTTTGGCTTCGAGATAGTCTTTAAGCTCGTAGGTCTTTAGTGCTTCACGAAGCTTTGCAACTTCACCAGAAAGCTTGACGACGCGGGCTGCTTCTTTCTTGACTGAAGCGGGGAGGGACTGAGCTTCTTTTTTCTCGTCCTCTTCGTCTTTGCATTCACTTTCTTTTGCTTCGTCTTCGGCTTCTTTTTCACCTTCGCCCTCGGTTTCCTTTTTCTCGGCTTCACCTTCAGCTTCAGTTTCTTTTTCGCCTTCGCCTTCTTTTTTCTCTTCTTTGGATTGCATGGCTTGATGCATTTTTTTGCCTATTTCAGCAGCCATTTTAAGATGCTTGCCAGCAGCTTCCATGGCAGCTTCTGTTTCCATTCCAGCTTCTTTATGAGCTTGGTAAGCTTGCTTTGCCATTTCCATTTCCATCTCGTCTGCGTCTTCTTTTCCGAGATAGTCTTTGATGAGCTTTGCGAAAAGCGCTTTGTCTTGTTCTGCGTCTGCGTGATCAACTTTGACGCCGTCTTTCTTTTCGTCATCGGCCTGTTTCATTTCCATTTCTTTTTCTTCGCCTTCAGATTCCAAGAAACTAAACTTCTTCATTTCTTCTTTTCCCCTTCGACCATGCGCTCGACCCTTCCGCCGGCGCCGGCTTTGGTTACTAGGTCAACGCTAGTGACTTCCGTCAATTCGTCAACGCGGTTAATGTCTGTGATCCCTTGGCCCTGAGCCTCAATTAATTTCAGCAGAATAGGCTCAGCAAGTTGTTCAGACTTCATGAACTCTTCTAGGCTCACGCTTTCAGCTGGACCACTTGCGTTAATTGACAGACCGACAAGATCACGCTCCTTAAATTTTTTGGAGTAATCCACGGAATTTGTCAAAAGCGCCATAACCCAATCTTGAGAGATCGTCGTAGAAACCACGAGGTCAGCAACCAGAACGCCCTGGCCGTCATCAGATTCTTCATAACGAACGTTTTGGTAATATCCGATGATGTCCTTAGTCGATCGTTCAGGACGACTTTCCTCTTCGATTAATGAAGGATGATCAGCGAAAGCCTGGACGCCATTGAACAGTCCACGCTCTGCAGCCGTCTTAAGAGCTCGCTTGGTATAGAAGAAACGATCCCGAAAATTCCCCATTCCTTCTTTAATGAGGACGACCTTGAATAGGTGATGCTTATAAGTGTCCGTTGAGGTTTCCCGGAAATTAAAGATCTTGATCGCAATCGGTGCTGCAGATTCTTTTTTTTGATCGCGGAGCTGTGCTGTGTGTGCAGTACTTGATATGGCTTCTCTACTTTCAAAAGAAGATGCGCCCATGGCCGCTGTACAAACTGCGTAGGCATTATCGATATCGCTTTTGGCGGATACCTTATCCACGCACTTGTCCCACTTAGGAGAATGCTTTGCCTCCAGTGGGGACTTTTTAGACATCGCTTTAAAGTTCCCAAGCTTAAGTGGGATTGTCGAAATGTGAACCCAGTTAGGACCCGTCACGTACCCTTTTTCTTTATGCATTTGCAACCACTCCCCCCATAGCTTTGAATTCACCTTTCGGCCATACGTTTACTTTGAAATCATAGGTCTTACGCTTATCAAGCGAGATGCGCTCAGTAGCGATAGGTTCCATCTCAAGCTCATTGCCCTCGTAACCTTCGTTCTTGGCAATGTTCTGAAGTTTCTCAAGAGACTTCGCCTCATAGATCCCGCGCCAATAAAAAACCATTTTTCCAATGTTGTAACTCGTCGATCCATTCTGAATGGATTCGAAAAACTCTTCTCGGCTTCCCCTGAGTCGTTCTGGATTTTTTACGAACTCCTGAAAGCTTGGAAAATTGTGGTTAGCGATCATATCCTCGAGGATTTCAAAATCGTTAGAAACCTGTGCGTCGCTCATCTGCTTTAATTCCTTCTTTGTCGGTTCCCGTTAGTCCCGATGCACCTGTTGCTGGCTCGTTCTGGGGAGGTGCCACTTTGGCCGGATTGGTAAGCGGTAAAGGCACTTCGGGGAGTTGTTGAGACATCGCAGCAAGCTCAGCCTCATATTTGTAATCAGCGATTTGAAGTTCCTGCGCTGCGAGTGCGCCCGCACGTGCAGGACTGATCCAGCGGTTCTGTTGGGCAAGCATGATGTCTTTAAGCTTTTGAGACCTGTCGTGCGTAATCAGTTCAGGAAAGATGACCTGACACTGCATGCCTTTGAGGCCTGCGGAATCCATGCAGTAATCCCAAAGTTTCGTTATGACGCGCTTCATGACTTCACGGCGCTTTTCCATTTTCTTTGCAACAGGCTCGGTAGCAACAAGGGCACTTGCACGAGTTTCCCCCCCAGACAAATGGGTACCAAAGTACGCGGTTGGTATCCCAACGCCTGCCCCAATCATAGATAGAGCCATTGCAAACGCATCCGAATTGATATTCGATGAACCTTGGTTGGCGATGTAGTTACGTTTAATCTTTGTCGAATGGACAAACTCAGAGCCCGCTGGGGGAACCGTTCCCAGGGACGCTTGGTCTGAAATATAATTATCAATGTCGGTTTGATCGCCGTCGATTTCTGTATCGATACCCCATGCCGAAGTCTTCTGAAGTGCTATCAATTGGTAATCGACAACGTCTCGTAAGCGTTTCAGATAGGAGAAGACTGGGAAGTAATCCGATCGCCCACGCTTTTCATTCGACATCGCATTTACTTTGAAATGCATCATCTGATCGGCCATGACGGTGCGATAAATAAACTTGAGCGAGGGTTGGATGCTTTTTAGATCCTGCGGAGCACCTTCTCCTAGTCCAGACTGGAACATCTGCCATTGTGTTGGGGTGAGCCATACGTACATGAGCGGACGGGTGATATCTTCTGGGTAGGTTACAATTTCTACAATGTTGGATGGATCAATGAGTCTTACTCTTGGAATGAGTCCTACGGGAATGGTGTCACCAGGACGAAGCTGATAAATGATCTTGTCTTGGTTATGAGGCAGTTTCCAAATCATGATTTCGCCGTAAGTCGATAACTCCTCACAAGCTTGATCCATTTGAAGCTGAAGATTATTCACTTCCTCAAACGCTTTCCAAGCCGCCATGGCGACTTTACCGCGAGGAGATTGCTCATCACACTGAACTTGGAAACCCGTACCCATGACAAAGTCCCGTGTAATTTGCACGATAGCTTTTGCAATGGGGTCATTGTGATAGGCGTAGAATGCCTCAGAGTGCATCCTGATATAATCTTGGTAGTAGTAAAGGTTCTTGTAAAAGGGTCCGCCGAGAAGTGGCTGGAAATCCTGTCCGATGTTTGCCCCTGTACCGATCCCAGCATTTGGGGAATAGTCCGCTGCAAACGTATCCATCTCTCTGAATTTATGTTTTTCCCATACGTCTGATTGGAATGATTCAAAGAAACGGTTGCGATCAATTCGTTTATGTCGCCATCTCCCTTGATCAAAGCCTACAACCTTTGCGTCAAGTTCGACCTCGGGATGTTTAGACAGATATTCCATCATCTCGTAGGTCGTGTGGACTTTGAAAAAATCACCGTCGTACGGCTGGAACGCTTCGTTAAATTCGTACGTTCGTGGGTCAAAGCAACCGTTTGTCAGCAACTTAGCCCTTTGTAGCTTTTGCTTTTCTAGACTCGGTGAAGGTTGCGTATGAGTGACTGTCTTTTTTCTGCCCATGAAAGTTTCATAGGCTGAGAAACGGAATTAATCAAATATGAGGCTATTACTGAATTTGAATAGCTGTCAGGGTACCGGCAATCATAAGCTGGAAAGATTGCTGTAATACGCCATCGGTATAGTGAAGGATTCTATTAGAACCTGAATCAATCACATAGGATTCAATGCCTGAGTTAATAGAAGTGATATGATTGAAGTTCATACCGTAAGTTGTCGTCTCAGCTGCAGCCGTAATCGTACCGACTAGACTGAGTTGACCTGCTGCACTCACGGCGAGCTTATCAAGGCGTGCAGGAGAATAGTTGTTATTCATGATGTACAGATTGCCGTTACTACCAAAGCTCATATAGGAGCTTGCTACGTTTGTTGCAAAGGTAGGATTGGCAAGTGCGTTCAAAGGAATGTTTGAACCGTATTCTGTATAAGTCACATTCTGGCTGATTGAGTACTGATAGATCTTAGACTGTGTAGAACTTGACGCATAGAGATACTTACCAGACGAATCAATGACCATAGAAAAGAAGCTAGCCGATGATGTTGGTGCTACACACCAAGAACCATACTGGGGTTGGATAATATCCTTAGATGTAGAATCAATCGGGAAAGCGCAAACTTTACCGGCTACCAAAACATACAAGAACTTGTTGTAAACAGGTGTTGGGGTTGGGCTAGGTGTAGGTGACACAGTAGGCTCCTGGGTTGTTACAGATGTTGCTGTGCTTGTAGTCTGAACGCTTTGAGTAGTTAAGCTCTGAGAGACTTCAGGAGCATTACAACCAACGAAAGCTAGAATCAAAAGATAGTTTACGTTCCGCATATTGACCTCTTAATAATAGTATATCAATATGCTCAGTATTATAAAAGTGTGTCAAACTATACACTGTCTCAAAAAATACACACCCCAACTACCCAACTTCCCCAACTTACTTAAGCGTTTTACTTTTTCCCGCCTGGCAGAGCGCTCTGCCGGGTGAAGCAGGTGCTACAGGCTTTGGCCTTTTATCCTGCCATGTCTCTTCAATGATCAGACGTTTAAGGCGCGTAATCTTCTGAGCAATCATGGCGTCCACTTTGTCGTGATGAAATATACGGCTGACCTGAGAGACCATGATCATGACGTCCACGGTCTCCTCTAGGATATGCTCCATGTCAGTCGTGTCTGGGTACTGAAGGTATTTGGCAATGGCCTGAGTAAGCTCACCACATTCCTCCATTGTTTTTAAAAGCTGGCTCCTTACCCCAAAACTTTGCAGAGCCTTGTCACACACTTGAAAATCTTCGAGCTTTAGCTTTCCAGCCATTCCCCAATTCCTTCCAAAACAGGATTAGTCCCGCTTTGGCTTAAACTTATATTTTCGAACCAAGCCTTTGTCTAATTCGTTTTGACACTTCCAACATATCCAACGTGCTTCATACTCGTAGACATGTTCTGGTGGAAAAATAAACTGACTTGGGTCGAGTATTTCGCCCAACCAACAATCTCTTGCCGCTGTGGCTATGTGTGTTTTGCATTGATTGCAAATGAGAATGTCGTCCTTGTAAAAGTAGGGACTGGGATCTATTCGCTTGTACATTTTTTAATCTTGAAAATGTTTTATAATTGGCTCAGTGGGCGTGTATACATAATCCTGTTTTGTTACTGATTGGTCTTCTTTTTGACACTTTTGAAATTCTTCCCAAAGACAATTTATACAAATTGTGTCGTTAGTCTTTTTAAATGTTAAAGATTGTCCCGTAATAGAGAATTCGCATAAATCACAAATTTTCATGTTTCCAACCATTCTCCAAAGTCTTTCCAATTCGGTCCTTCAACTTGCTCGATGCTTGCAACAGGTCCAATGTCGCATCGACAATTAGGGTGGGCAGGGGGCACTCTTGCATCACAATGCGTTGCATCTAACGTGCCACTTGCAAGCATCTGTTCAATTTCACTCGTAGTCTTTCCGGCTCTGGGAATGCAACATTTTTCGCAGGTCTTGTTATCTAGAATCGCAACCCAGACAAACTCTTTAATGCCCATGTCAGTAGCTGCCGCAACCTGGCCGTCACGAACCTGCTGAACAAAGTCATCGGTTGCCTCTTGCTCAAGTTCCCAGTCGTATTTGAAATAGCCTGCTTCAGGGTCCATCGATGCGGCTTGGTAATCAAAGCGCGATGCGGGTAGTTCGGTATCCTTATAAGCTTGTACAGCTAGATCCCAATCCTCGTCATTGGTCAAACCAAAGTAAAAATCAAACTCTTTACCCGGTTCACTGTCCGCTTCACGAATAGGCTTAATCGTACGAGGCGGAAGTTTGTAGCCTTTAATCTGTGGGTAGGCTTCCATTGCAGAAAGCACAGTATCGGCAGGACTAAGACCAATGATTGCAGCCTTAATAAATCTTTGCGTAATGTCTTGATTCAAACGAAAGAAGATCTGCCATACGCGGGTCTTGAGTTCTTTACCCGTCAGCGTATCTTTCTTTATTTGATTCATGAGCTTCATTTTGAAATCATACTGACTGACAGGCTTCGTCTTTCCAGTCGCCCGCGCGATCGCCTCAAGCTCTGCAAGATAGGTCAGTACGAAAGTATGCTTGCGCGTGTTCATCATGAGCTTGGTTATCTCATCTATGGGTTTATCAAAGTACTGACCAATCTGATGGAACATCTCTTGAGATAACGCCTGAGCTACGCTTGCATTGATGTCCTGCAACAACGATATCCGGCTCATGTAATCCGTGACTCGATTCAAAGCTTCAAACGTAATGCGCGATATGTCGAGTTGGTTGTTGAGATTAATCTGCTCAAGCGCTTTGTTTCGTTCTTGAGTAAATCTTTTGTACTTCGATGAATCAAGGAGTGTTTGTGTCATCATTGACCTCGGATCTTCTCGAGGGCTTGTGCAAGTAGTTCTCCCCATCCAAATTCTGGGTTAACGTATTTATGTACATGCTTAATTGCCTCCACGGCAATGGCAAGTTTCTCTCGGAGTATTTGTTGTTCTGTTCGAAGTCTGTCGATCTCTGCGAGGAGTTCATATCTTGCTTCAACGATCTTGAAACAAGGTAGGCAAATTTGACATTCTCCTTCTTCCATACACTCTAATTCCCTAATCTCTTTTTCACGTTCAGGCTCTAGCATAGTCACCCCGCTTATTGGAGATATACTCATCCCAAAGAATAGAAATTCCTCTTTCATTCTGATCGTCAATCTCAAGGTGTAAAAACGAATCACATTTCGAGCATCTTCCGTGACCGGAATTGTGTCCACTATGCATGAGAATAGACGGAGCAAATTGCATTGAATGTCCGCATTTGCAGCAATCAAAATCATATCGTTCTTTAAAAGCTTCAGATGTCATCATAACTTCCTCATCACAACGAAGACCTCATGGCCAATAAACTTAAAAAGCTCTAGTCCTAGATTAAACTCTTCGCATGCGTAATCAATCATTTCTTTTAAAGCGTGTTGATCCCATGCGTGAAAGTGCACGTCTATGTTCTGTTTAATTTTATCTAAGATAATTTTTTCTAATTCTTCTGCGTCAGTAATCTTGTCTACGTTTTTAAAATACTCTTCATAGTGAGGATAGTAATTAGGAACTACACCGCAATAATCCGCAATCAAGCATTTAAGTGGCGAGTTTGGTCTATCCTTGTCAAAGGTCTGCGTACGCTCCGGGATAGCATGAATTAATACGCCTCCTTTTTTTAATTTGTCCGTTTGGTTACGAAGCGCGTCCAGTGGAGATATGCAATGCTCAAGAACATGAGAACCTAAAACAAAATCAAATCGATTATCGACAATGCCTTCAAGAGTCTGTCCATTGCCAATGATGTCAGGCCTCACGCATTGATTCGCTGAACCTTTCCATCCTGTTTTCTCGATGCAATCTGCAACATCCCATTTATCGATATACAAGATCGTCGCGTTATTCACGTTTGGCCAAGGATTATGGAACGCGCCAATTTCTAATCCACGACCGTGAATGTATTTAGATGCGATTTCTTTTCTCATATTTCCTCAGTTTTTTGGTACGTTCCGTTTTTCATTCTTTCGCACGCTTGAGATAAGATTTCCAATTGCGAAATCATGAACTCCTCAGGTTGCTCAAACATCTCTTCAATCATGTTTACACGGTGTTGACCGCCTGTTTCACGATGAGTCAAAATTATTTTTATTAAGTTTTCTTGACGTGAGGCATCTTTAATGTAGCTTATATTGCAATCATATCCATGCTGATAAACATTACTCATAAATAGCGTAAATGCGTTTTTACTCATATTTCTTCTCTATTGCTATTTATAAGATCCATACAATATTGGATATCTTCTTTATCTTTAAGCTTTGAGCGCGCTAAATCTAGCGCTGCATATGCAACACCTAAAAGAAAGTTGGCCGTTTTTAATTTAACTAGAAGGTCGCTGATCATTTGGTCGTTACAGTTACAATCTTCTATCATCTGACTATTACCCTCATTCGCCCCGGTCTTTCTCTAAACACGTTAGAGAAGACTGATATTGGATAACCTGCTGCGTCGCTTGCGTGCGTTGCCAGCGGGTCTGTTTTATCAAGGAACGCTCCATCTGCTCCTTTTTTCCATTTCACACGCTCAAAATCTCTTTTGAGATATTTGCACTTGGAAGGGTTGTACCACAGGCGTACTGAACCGTCCGCAGCTTTTAGAAGGGAATTCACGCAATTGACCCGATCTTTAACGCCCGGGTTTTCGGTAGGCGTGCGATCCTCAAAGTGTATGTTGTTTTCCTTAAGGACTCGTTTAACGATGCTGTAATCGGTCTGTCCCGCTGCTGAACTCTTACGTGCGTTACCCGAAGCGTCGCCGACTAGAATAACGCCTGGTTTATGATTCTTTACCTTCTCCGCAAGAACCTTTGCCATCTGTTCACTGTCTGTATCTTCTAAAGCTATCTCATCACCGTAATAGAATTCGTCGGCCCTAATTTGACCCAACATCCAAACACAGAGCCCAACGTTGAAGTCGAGTCCGACGATAATTGGTAAGTAGTGCGACCATTCATATCCACGTACCGCGAATGGATTGGCAACAAGTTGATTCTGTACGCCGTGATTCTTGTAGGTCTTGCCTGCGCCTATCTCACGGAACTCTGCAAGAATCTCCTGTGCAAAGACATCCTCTGACATCGCAGAACGGGCGCTTGCTATTTCTTCCTCTGTCCACCAGGGAGCTTCAGTACTTGGCGCTTGAAACGTTGCCCATTCGTTCGGATTTAAAAGCGCCGCATCGTAAAGATCCTTGAAATGGTCAAAGCCGTTGGTTGTTGAAAGAAAGTCACACCAACCTTTGCGACGCGAAAGCATAGGGCGAATGACCATAGACCAAAGATCAGGGTGTTGTTGTCTATACTCATCGATGATCACGCCGTCTAACGTTTCAGCTCGCAAGTCTTCAAAGTTTCTTCCGGACTTAAAGAAGATCGAGCGATTGCCTCGAAGCGTTACGACGAGCTCGCTTTCGCTTTTATCAATCGTAAAAGGGTCAGTGAGCTTCTTAAATCTCCTGAAGGCTACCTTCGCAGCGGAGTAGGTCTGAAGGATAAACCAATACGTTCCATCAGGTCGTGCCATCAATGGCCGTTTGACCATTTTGAAAAGACCCTGCGTCGTCTTTCCTGATTGACGTCCCCACACTGCGACATTGAATCTTTTTGTCGAAGAATCAATTCTCTTCTGTGGTCCCGTCCTCGCTGGAAGAATGATCTTGGTTTGCTTCATCTGCATGGCTTATGTCAAAAATCTCCCTAACAAGATCTTGAGTGGTTTCAGCAAACTCAATCGCTTTTCGTTTTGGAAAAAGATACTGCATGAGTTCCAAATAAATATTAGCTTTTGATTTTGCTCTGCTAATTTTATCTTCTGGCTCGTAACATTCTATGGCATTCAATTCTTCTAAAGTTTCTATCAGTCCATCGATCGGATTAATCCCTTTTTCATCAAGCATTTCTTGCAACGCCAATGTTTTTTTATTGGGAGTTCCCTTTTTTCTGCCACCTGATTTCTTACGTTTTTCTCGTAATTCTTGCATAATTTACTCTACTTTAGATTATTTACTTTTTCCTTTTATTCTTGCATTTACACAATCCGCATTTAGCGAAACCTTTTTCAAACATCTTAAATCCAACAAACTGGACATTGCAAACGCTGCATTTTTGTGTACGACATTTCGTGCAATATCCAGAACGATGATTCACTTTATTTTCGCAATCCGCAGTCAGGCAATCTTGATACATTGATGCATCAAAAGGATTTGTCATTCATCCACCTTTTTAAGTTGAGAAAGCGCCCATAGTCCTACTGCTGAATCATAAGGCGACTTAGTGTTCTTTTTGAAATCCGATGAAAGGAGCGCTGAACAAAGCTTTCGTCTGATCTCATTGATCACTGTGATGTCGTATGTTTCTTTGATGTAGGTAAATGCCTTGGCTACATGATCCTTACGGTCGTCTTCTTTTAAGTCGTTTGCAATTTGAATAGCGTTCATGAACGAATCATTATCACCAGGTTTAAACGAAATGACTCCTGGCTGTCTCCATTCGGGTAGATCAGGTGCAATCGTCAACGCTCCTGCATGGGTTGCTTCGATCCATGCGATGTTCGACTTACAACGATTGAAGAAACAATCGTGAAGTGGGAACACCATGAACTTAGGAGCCATTTGATAAATGCTCTGCCAGTAGATAAGAACGTCTTGATGAGGGATTAGCTTGTATTGGCTCTCATCCATCTCAGACTTAATTGCGTAGGGTAAATCGCCACAGACATGTAACGTGTCGTGTAAACTCTTGAGACCTTCTTTAACGCTGAGTAAGTCCCCGTCATGGGTCGCGGTACCACGCCATACGTAGGTAATCTTTCTAGGTCCTGGTTCATTAGCGCGCCATGGCAACATGACCGATGGATAAGCGTTCGGTACGATGATCACGTTGTCATTGATCTTCGACAGTGCTTTTTGCAATGCCCCTGTAGTGACCGAGATGACATCGGCAGTAGCAGTCAGATGCGCAATCAGGCTCTGCATGTTTGGATTATTGTAGGCACCCTTGTGAGGATTCCATTCCGGCAGGTGAAACAACCAATCGTCGTAATCCGCCCAGACGGGAATGTTTGCATTCTTTGCAATTTGCATGACGATAAGATCGTCTCTGCGGCAGGGTCTATGCATGAAGATTAGGTCGTAACGCGTGATGACATCCCATGCGAGCTGAGTACCAGGAGGCGGTGTCTCGACTGTAATACTTCCGCATGAGCTTTTGGCGAGATAGTTCATGGGTCCCATGCAACGCCAGAAAGAGTTTGCATCACGGGAGTACGGGCTGATTAAAAGAATTTTCATTTTTTTCCCTCAAACGTAATTGAACCGTCGGCATTGGTTGTCACGCATATATTTGAACCGGTATTTATCTCATTGCAGTATCGGCATTCCTGAACGATTGGGTTATAACATCTTGAACAGTTCGGACATGACCAACCTAAATTTTTTGGTAGGGTGACATTCATGTCTAACGAAAATAGACGACAGGGGAATAAATGAAAAGAATTATCTTAATGTTAATTATATTCAGTGCGACGCATCAAGCGCTTGCCGCAAAGATGTATCAAACGACAGTGAAGAAAGAGAAGCATGCGCTGGGTCTGAAGATGACCGAAGAAGATCGCAAGGCGATGCGTAAGATGCCTCACAAAATGAAATACGGCGTTGAGCCGATTCCTGGACATGCGGATATCAGTGCGCTTGTCAGTCCTCCCGAGAATCAAGGAAACTGCGGCTCATGTTGGTCGTTTGCTTTAACGAAAGCTTTACGCTCTGCATATATGCTCAAAGGCGTAAACACTGAGCGTCTTGAGTTTAACTTCTTACTGAACAACTGCGGACCGGGTCCTGAGATGTCAGGTTGTGACGGTGGTAGTTTTGCAGCAGCGCAATCGTTTCTCGAAGGCGCAGGACCTGGCTTAGATAAAGATAATCCTTACAAAGAGAAAGTGGGTAAATGCAAAAAGCTTCCCGTTGAAGCGACTGCAGTCTCTTATGAGTTCTTAGGTCCAGTGAATGGGACTCCAAGCTTCAGAGACATTGCGTATGCCATCGGAGTCGAAAAGCACATGCTCGCTACAGACGTTGCAGCCAGCGCAGGTGATTGGTCAAATTACTCGGGCGGTATCTACAACGGTTGTAAGCTCGGACCCGTCGATCACATGATTAACATTGTGGGTTACCACTGCGAAACTTCTGTCGATCAAGACGGCAATTGTGTCTTTGACTCAAAGGGTCGTCCGCTCATGAGAGATGGATATCTCATTCTTCAAAATAATTGGGGTGAACATTGGGGTGTAAAAGCCGCGAATGGAAAGGGTGGGTATATGAAGACACGCATGTACGATTCTCATAATCGTCACTGTAACCGTGTCGCTACTGACGCACTCTATTTCAATGTAAATCCTCCCGCTTCGAAAACTGTGGACAAACCTAAAGAATCTTGTACAAGGTTCCTTTGTTCGTGGTCGTGCTCATTACCATGGTGCGACAGATAGTAAGCAGATATTCATTATAAAGTCCTCGGAGGTGGGTCTTTCCCGACTCACCTCCCCCCCCTTCCCTCAAATTTTTCCTTTTTTTAAAATTCAGAGAGGGAGGGGTTTTAGTGTGTGTCCATACCTACACAATTTACTTAATCACTCAATTATTCCATAATGGATACAAGAGGACAAAGACTATGAGTGATTCAAGACGTTTAAATGAACTTTTAGGTAATGCGTACGAAACACGAAAAATGCAAGAAACTTCCGGTACAGTTACTATGATTTTAAACTACTGGGAAACACTTCAAACAGGTTTAAAGACGGAAGTAATTGAATTCCCCTCAATTGAAAAAGGTCTTGAGTATATCGAAACCGTTAAGGCTCGAGGCATTAGTCTCAATCAAAACAACTACGGTTTTTATAAATTCACAAATGTCGGCGCAGTACAAGTGAATGCCGGTGTTCGTGAAGTTAAAAGATGATCAAGTCAGTCGTTTAAGACTTCTTAACTCTCGAAGGCGTTCTTGCTCCTGGTCAACCGGGTCACAAGGACGCCTTTTGAATATTGTGCTGTGTGGGGGCACGGTCTCATGCTCTGGCCTACCGTTCGAATAGTAGTACAGGGCTATCGATTTACGCGTCCGATCGGGGGGGCATTGTAACGGCTCAGGATGCCCGTGGTTTGATTCTTCGGTGGTGCTGAACACAACGAGTCGGTTTGAGGTCGGTAGGATGCGTGTAGGGCAATTCTGGACGTCTGAGTCCCATAGTTCAAGCTCACCCTTCCAGTGTGAATCCCATTCTGAGTTCAAATAGAGTAATACATTAAGTCTTCGGTCAAGCTTTGTGACGGGGTGATAGTTGTAGTCGATATGGACATCGAGCTTACCGCCCCGCGTAATTTGGTGAAGCCCACCGCCGTTCAGTTGGCAATCCACAACCAACCCTTGAATGCCCGTGAGCTTCTCCAGAAATTGTACAAATTTTTTATTATAGAGAACATCCACAATCTTCGTGATGACAGAGTGACAATCGGTCAGGTCATCCTTGGCCCATTTCTTTTCCATGAAGTTGTCGTATCGCCACCAGGCGTCGTCTGGCTGTGGGAACTTAGCCTCAGCTATTTTCAGGATACTAGGCCAGAAGAGGTCATCGATTACGATATGGGGGAAAGGGTCCCCGGATTGATATCGTTTGTTCAGTTCGTCGAGGTTGAGTGCATCCCACTTGGATCGGTCGATAACGTCAAAGAATTGCATGTCTGTTTCTTTCTCTCACAATAGTTTTTCCAGAACTGTTCAAACTTGGCTCTACCATACAGCCGAAGGAGTGTCTTGAATTCGTCCGAGTCAGTTCGTCTCTGTTCGAATAGCTGTATGACATAGCTCTCTAGGGTACATCGTTGATCTTCGTCCACACACTGTTATCCTCCGGTTCGTCGTTGACTGAGACTAACTTAGGTCCATCATGAAACGCATACTCATGTCGAATCAGTGGGTACTGCTTCAGGAACCATGCGCTTAAAAACTTTGGCATGAAGGGGGGTTTACCTTCTTGCTCATAACCTCGTTCCTCAATCTGCTTGTAGGTTCGCCTAATCCTCCGTTCTTCGTTTGGGTACTGTTTCAAAAGATATCCACAAACCTGTTCCCAATCATTTTTGTCAAGCTCCGCGCCTTTCTTGTCTGTCTTCTCTTCTTCTCTTCTTAATACTTCTCCATTAAGGGTCGCGTCGCGTTCGCC